CATTTTTTCCTGGATCATAGAATTTTTGCCATTTACCGTCCACATAGAGTTCGTGGAACCATACTTCTTTGAATGGTGAAGATCCATCAGTTGTAGGTAGAATACGTACTCGTTTCTGACCTTGTTTCTCGTTATCCTTAAGGATTGCCGCGAAATACTTTTTCATTCTTTCGTCCGAAGACATTTTTGAGGTGTTAGAAGAACCACCTTGTTTTGAGCTTTCATACTGAGCCAAAACCGCATCTAAAACATTGTTTGTCGCCATTGTGTGTATATTTATTTAAGGTTTACGTAGAAATTATAATTATAAAAAGTAGTGTAGTCAATAAGGTTGTTAAAAAAATTTGAGAAGGACACGAATGTCCCTCTCTATATTAAGGCATCATATCTTCGTCATCGTAGGTATCAAAAGAACCTTTGATTTCGCTTGGTGAATAATCTTCAACCTCATCAGTTGTTAAAACATATTCATTTTTTCCTGATTTTTCCATATCTTCTTCTTTATCAATAAAGAAATCAGATAACTTTTGATTAAATGGTCCCGAATCCAAACTTCTCAATTCCAATTTTTCTTGAGGGGTTTTTGGTCTCATTTTTTCAACCTTAGTTTCAAGGTTGTTAATTGCGTTAACAATATTATCCATCTCACCCAATTTAGATTCCATATTTTGGATCTGTTGGAATAAGTTATTAAAGAATTCTTCTTGTTTATCTTCAATATTTTTTTGTGAATTTACCAAGTCGGTAATATCCAATTCTTCAGTTTCGTCACCTTCTTTACCAACTTCCTCAACATCAGGATCGTTCGCAACGTCAACAGGTTGTGGTGCAGGTGCCGCAGGTGGTGCAGGGGCTGCCGCGTCAGCAGGTGGGGTACCAGGTGCTGGTGGAAGTCCTCCTTCCGCAGGTGGTAATCCCGCATCAACAGGGGGTGGAATTCCTCCTTCTGCAGGTGGTAAATCAGTTGCTTCCTGTTCAGTTATATAATTATTAATAGACTTGTGTCGTCTAATTTCTTCCAATATTTTTTTATCAATTGCCATTTTATCCGTTTAATAATTGTTTTATACCTGTTTTGGTTTCAACTTGTATTTTTTTATTTGTACTCATAGTGTTATCAACACGTTCAATTAAACCATCTTTCATTCTGATGGTATAACAATCTCCTGTATCCAAATCACATACTTCTTTAAATCCGTTTCCAGTTTCTTTTTCTGTAACCCTTGTGTTTTTACCCAAGTAATTATCCAATATTAGTTTTGTATTCATAGTCTTTGTTTATATATAAATATCGTTAAGTATTAAAAAGTAAAATTTTTACTTTATTGTCCTATAATTTGATTATATGCGGTAATCGCCTCAGTTACGATTTTCTCCCATTTAGTTTTATCATCTTCAGGTGTTGAATTATAAACATTATTATCTTTTGTGTTTGGGTAATGAATTATATAGAATTTAACAATCGCACTTGATTGGTTAGTTTGATATCCGTAGTCATTCAATTTGGTTATCTGTCCTTTGTATTTACTAATCATAAAATCAACAAAATCAACGAAAGTTTCAAAAATAGCCATAGGTGTATTTAAATTATCACAAAAATATTTGTTTTTAAATTTACTTTCAGATCCTGAGTATGGAAAGGTAAGTGGTACTCTACCATAGTTGTGATTGTAATTTTTAAATACCACACTTAATGGTGTTTTCAATGACATAATACTATAGATCAAAAATCCTAATGATTTATTTTTATCTCCTATTTGATTCACCCTATCATTAATTGTTTTTATCGCATCACTAATATTTATTTCCGTTGCGGTTGCGGTTTCTGTTGTATAACTTTTATATGTTTCAATTAATTTATCATCACAATTTTGATTAGTACTTAATGAAGTCGCAACATTTGTTGTATTTGTAATTTCACTTGATTCTGAAATGACATTATTAGTTGTTGCGTTTGTTGTTTTATCGGTTTGTTGAATTCTTTCTTTTACGTTTTCAAGTATTTTAGTACTTAAAGATTGAATAAAGTTTTCAATTTTTGGAATACTATAAAATGGTTGTCTTTGACCTTCAATTGTCGTATCAAATCCATTTTCAGATATTCTATGACTAACTTTTGTAATCATATAAGGACCACTAAACATTGGTACATTTCTTAAATTGAAGTACATCATTGGTTGCATCAATGCATTACCCATCATATCAATTGAACATTTGTAACTTCTATTTTTATATAGATTATATAATGAAACACTTTGTGAATAACCCGCTCTGTTTCTATCCAAGTTTGCCATACTATTTAACACCTCTAATGATTCCGATGTTGGTAATCCAGGGTCTTGAGATACGTCAAGTTGTTTAAAAATTTGTTGATTTTGTGGTCCAATATCAACATTAAATCCAACGACTTTATTTGATTTATCCCAATTTGTTTTACCTTCTTGATTTTCCAATAATGGATTATCGGTTGCTCTTCTTAGATCAAACGCATCATCCCTGTATCGGTAATCAACATTATCATTCATTGCCAAATATTGACTAGGTTTATTTGCGTAAAGACATAAGAATTTTGCGGAAGTTTCTCTATAATCAACATTTAAAAATGTTCCAAATAAAGTGTTTGCAAACTCCAAAGTTCCTTCAGGTTTTGGTGATGTGTTTTTACCAACATCTCTAACATTATAAAAATTAGCATATGCGGGTAATGTGAAATTAACAAAATTATTATTCACCAATATTGTTTGAACTAAATCAAGTAATGAATTTTTATAGGTCGCACTCTCAATTAAATCTTTTAATTTGAATATGTCCACATACACTTTTTGTCCAACATCTCTACTTGCTCTGTCCATCAACAAAACATCCTCAAATAACGTTTTACTTTTAAAATCCGCACCTGATATCCAAGTATCGTTAATTGTCTTAAACAAGTCCCACAATTCATATCGTGTTTGTTCTCCCTCAAGTGAAGACTTAACATTATTGTCTTGAGTTATTGTGACGTTTGGTAATTCTTTTCTTAATCTTGTTAATTCTAAATCTAAAACCGTATTTAGATACGTAGTATTTTTTGTGATATACGTATCCATCAAATTAAAAAATTCAGTTTTATTTATATTATTGTTATTTAACTTTTGAGTTGCATAAATTTTAATAATAGGCGCAAAATTCTTTATATTATTTTCACTAAATTCAACATCCATATCAACAAAAAAGTCGGTAATATACGATCCATTATTAGAATACACTAATTCAGGTATTTCAGAAAACCCAACATATGTTTCCAATGTTTTCCAAGTTTCAGGATATTGTGTTTTGGATTGTGCCAATGTAAGAGTTCCACCATTTGTTGGTAAACTATTTGGTGAATTTTGGTAATATCCTTGATATAGGTATGGGTCAATGATAAATTGATTTGAAAACGTGTAAAATAATTTCTTATTATAATCTGAAGGATTACCATATTTCATCGTTACCTTATAATCCATAAATGAAGTAAAGTAAGATTGAAAATTAGTTATTTGACTATTCTGTATTTCGGTAACAATACCATCACCATTTGTAACACTTGTTGTTGGTGTCGGTAGTTTCATTAAAGACCTCATCAATAACTGAAAGTTTTTATTAACTTTTTCTTCTTCCGTTTCTGCTTGTGTCGTTGGTTTTAATGTTGTTTGGTAATCATATATAGATCTACTGAAATTTAAAAATTCTAATTCAAGTGTGTCTAATATTTCTTTATTGAATGTTGTAAACAATTCACTGATTTTTGCGTTGTTACCATTTATTGAAAAATTTGGTTGTATTGCAACATCGTTAAATACTTCTTTAAAGTAACTATCAGGTGTTGGAATTGTAACTCTTGAATTATCAAAATAACCATAGTTAGGTGCCTTCCAAAATGTTCTAACTGATCCGTTATACATTGCCGCATTGTCCAACACTTCAGTTTTCATTGTTCCGTTATTCCTAAAACATTCATCTTCAGTTTGGTTAATTGTTGAACCAAAAGAAGGCATTGGGAATATGTATCCGCCATCTATTGATTTTGTATAACAAGTCCAAGGTCTAATGTATAGTCCTCTAGTTAAATCACCAAGATCAAATCCTGGTGTTTTATTAATTAAAGAACCTGTTGTATTAACCATAAATAAATCAGTACCAATCGCGCTTTGTATTTCGGCACTTGTATACCCATTTACATTTTGATTAGTGATTTGGAATTGTGTTGATGGTACGTTTTGTGAGTTATCAACTAAGTACGTTCCAACACCTCCCGCAGTTCCCGTTAATTGTTCCAATATTGTTGTTCCAATTGAGATACCAGTTCCTGATATTGCCGCCCCAACAAATAAATCATTACCATTTATTGTTAAAATTTCTAAAGTAGTTCCATTGATTTGACAAGTACCATTAATTGGTTGTAATGACACACCAAATACTCTTTTACCCTGTAAGAATACATTATAGTCATCAATTAATTTTGGATAAAATCCTAAATTAATATCTGTTTGGGTGTTAATACCATTAGTAATATTTTCCTGTAAAACAATACTTTTACTAGATCCATTTATAATGACATCATAAACTTTAGTTGTTGCACTATTTGTTGGATCGTAATTGTATGAATAGTTAAAATCAGTCCAAGACTCGCCCAATATATCTTCACCAGTTTCAACCCATGTTTTATATCTATGCCATATTGATCCATATTTTAATATCCAAGCATAAGGTAATTTATGAACTGCCCCGAATTTTTTAAATGTTGATATGATATAATCAAGTTCTGTTGAACTCCCGTTATCGTTATCTTGTTTGTATTTTTCTCGTAATGTCGCTAAAGGTAAACTATTAAGGAACAAGAACGCCGCAGATTTATAAGGGTATTGATCGTTAGTTTTGTATCTAAATTTATAAACTCCTTCTTGAATTGCATTAATAAAATAAGGAGTGTTTAACATTGATGTGGTTTGATCTGAAACCAATAAGTTATCATAATCAGAATAATACACATTACCTTCAGTAATAAACTGATCTTCAAACTTTCTATTTTTATAGAATTGTTTTAAATCTAATAATGTAAAATCAATTGGTTGACTAAAAACATTTGTTTTATAATTAAAATTACTTATAGGTTCTTTATCTTTACCCTCATTATCAAAATTTGTAATTATCTTATTGGTATTGTTATATCTTAATATTTGTGTTGTCTTAAATATATTCTTAGCATCCTGAATTCCTTTTGCGTTTGCCAAATAATCATTATCCCAATCCAAATTGGTTATAGGATATAAATCGGTAAAATCGTAATTTTCAACATTATTATTATCACCAAAATAACTTTCAGCGTATGATGGATTTTTTAACGACAATAAAGGTTGTGATCTATCATTGTCGGTAATATCTCCATTTATTAATTCAAAAGAAGTATTGACATCATTTTTAAGATATGATGTATTAAACTCACCTCTAATATAATTTTGCCAAGATTCTCCTGAACCTTCATTTGATATATGTCGTAAGAACGCTAAATAAGATGCGGAAGTTAAATTGTATTCCTTTAACTTTTTTGTTAAATATGGATTATCATCACCTAACGCCTCAATCATACTTAATACTTCCGATTCAGCATAATATTCGGTCATGTTAAATGTTCTATTTGAATCTCTACTTAATTTACTATAAAATGCATTTATCAACATTCTTTCATATATTTCATAAAAGAATTTAACTTCTTCAGTATTTTGATAAACCTCATTAGTTATTGGGAATTCAATTGCATTAAAACTCAATCTATTAGGTTTAATCAATGAATTTGTAACCGAAGTTGGGAATTCATTTTGTCCCGATCTTTCAATTGTCCCTTTGATAAACTCCTCAACAAACTGAACTTCAGGCCATATTTCAGGTGAAAACGCTCTAACTTTAGTTGCGATTGACGGATCACCAGGATATTTCAATTCAAATCTTTCTCCATCAGTTTTTAAATTGTTCTCAACAATTAGTTGAGGCCAAGGATAAATTGGTGTGTCCTCAAAACTTAAATCTTTTTGATCCACACTTTTTACCGTAGATGCGTTAGAAAGTATTGCATTTTTTCTTAAATTATCATCTCTTAAATCCCACGCCTTTGTATGAACATCATCAAGTAATCTTAAGAACGATTCTCCTTGAGCAAAGAATACCGCAAGTACATTTCTAATTGTAGGTGCGAAACCAATACCTCCTGTTCCTCCACCTTTACCGTCAGATACAAATGTCGCACTTACTTTATTGGTTAGATCTTTAGTTAATCCATCTTCAATTTTTTGTTTTTGTACTTGGAAGTTTTCCGCAATTGTTGATGTTTTATCAAAAAATGATCCTTTACCGTAAAAGTAAAATAATCTAGATCCCGTACCAATATCCGCAGTAATTATTTTTGCAAATGATTCGTTTTCAGTTGATGGTAATTTTTTATTGTTTCTTTGGAAATATGTTTTTTCTAAGTCAATGTCC